CCACACGCTGGGTTGGTTACCAGCCACCCGCCCCTATTGGGCGGGTGCCATCCTGAGCTTGATGTCGACGGACTCAGGGCGTCCATAACGCTCTAGATGCTCCCTGTCAACGAATGGCTCTTCGCTGCGCTTAAGGAAGAATTTAAGCAAGGCACCAGTCCCGTCCAATTTGTCTTTTGGAAGGGTACTGACCACCTTCATTCCCCTGACAAGGGGGACTTGAAGGTTGGCGCAAACTCCATGAGTCTCATGACCCGTGAAGTTCCGTTTGCCTAAGATAGGAGAGTTCTCTCCGACTGCAGGGAAAGGTATAATACCCTCAACCAAGTCGTCGAGATATCTCGTGGTTCTCCACAGCCCTCTCTTATAGAGCTGGTTGCGGAGTGACACCACAGAAATTATCTCCTGAGCGTTACTCCGTCGTGTTGGGAAAACTCTTCGGACGCGGACAACAGAAACGTCTTCGCCCTTAAAGTAATCCTTTCCACAAGATTCTCTGAAGCTTCCGCTCCAGAAACTCTTGTTAGCGTTTACTCGAAACCCAAAAGTCTCGAGTTCGCTAACGACGGAACGCACATAGCGCACGGGGACAATGATATCATCCCCGTACGTGCGCACCTGGCCCCTAAACGACTTAACGTCGTCTCGGGTCAAGGGCCTTCTTAGCTCTCGCTCAATCCCAAGGAAAATCACAGTCATAAAGACGAATGACTCCATCGGGAAGCAGAGAGCTGAACCCATAGACGCAAACTTGCCTAGACGGATGATTTTCTTTCCGTACTTAGCAGGTATTTCAGCCTTCCTGGAACGTGCAGCGTCCACTGCCTCACGCAAGTGAGGGTGGTTGCTAAGCATTGTTCTGACGAGCTGATTCGAAACACGATCAGATGCCTCGCTCAGATCGAGCGTTGCTAGGTCCCCGTAAAGGGATCCCAAGCGTGCCAGCTCCTGATTAGGGGAGTTATCACGCCAACTGACAAAGTGGTTGAAGTTGTCATGCTTCTGACCAGCTTTCTCGATAGCCTCCAGAATCCCTTGCTGTGCATATTGCATGGCAGTCGGTTCAATGGCGATTATTCGAGGTGTTTTGAGCGTTTTAGGGACGAGAGTGACTCTAACGGGTCTCTCTCTCCCGGGTTCGAGCCAGTTAATACGGTCAAGGTCAGAGAAGTGTTTCCAATTCGGAAGTAGAAACTCCCCAGCTGGGAACACTTTCTCAAGCCTTTCCGTCCACTCGGTCTGAACGAACTTTTGGTTACCCTTAAGTCGATCAGCGGTGGCACCGGGGCCGTGCTTTGGGACAATCTCATACTTCGCAACGGCGTTATCAACCGCTGCAAAGAGATCAGCCCATAGCAGACGTGACACTCGATGGAAGTCCTCAGTTTCCTGAGGTCCCCTCGAAGCGTCCGTTTCTTTAACTGACTGCTCACATTGGACGAAGCCATCAATTGCCGCCCTCTCTCGTGCATCACTGCACGGCAGTAGAATCTTGCCAAACATCAGCGTAAGCTGACGAATAGCATAGATTGCGTCAACTGACGGCTGGTCCAAAAGAAGACCAGTTCCACGGTCGAACACAAGATCGAAGAAACCTCCGAGAAAACGGGGGAGACTACCAGTAAAGGCAAAGCCCTGAAACTGGTTGCGATCTACGCGTCCTTCTACCAGACCTTTTTGGAAGTCTGTGCAGAAGTTCGGTAGGGTGATAGTTAGAAAACTCTCACCTTCGTGTCCGACTCGACTCTGAACCGTTTTATAGTCCAGAGTGGTGCTGGTGCAACACCAGGTCGCGAGTTCATTAGCGACCTCCTGCCAGAGTAACATAAGGCTTTTCAAGCCGGCTCCTTAAATAGAGTTCGTGCTTCCATAGCCATGTGCTTATTCTGCAGATGGAAAAGCGTTGTCCTGTGCTAGTTCTCGCCGCCCAAGAGCTGCGTGATCTTAGCACCCGAGGTAGCAGTAAGTGCGGCGCAAAAGGCGTCGACGTTCTGCTTCAGCTCCGTATTCGTGAACCCCGCAACAGGAGCGTCAACCACCAGATAAACACTGGTGGAAAGCTTGACGTTCTGAGTGGGGAGCAGAGGATCGGCAGCTACCTTGGACACATCAAGCCGAATAGTCCGTCGAGTTCGCTTGCCATAGGCATGCGAGACGGACAGGCGAGTATTCCCGTCCGCGGCAGTAAAGGTGCCTGAATTGACACCGGAACTGGTCCGCGGAAGGGGAATCGCAACGGCATTGATGGTGACGGACTGGGGATCTGCAAATGACATGGCATTACTCTTTCAGTTGATTGGGTGACGGGGGTGGTAACCCCCTATGTCACACCCATACCTCCTTGTGAGAAGTGATGAGTGTCAGAGCTAGTGGTACTAGCCCCTAGGGCCCCTAGATATTCCAAGGGCCCCTAGTATGGAAAGCTGACGGCCACTAAGGCCGTCCATGCCAATTCCAAAACCAAATGGAGTTGCCTTGCGACGCACTGCGGACTTTGAAGTCACAGTGAGAGACAAGTCTGAGTTGGAGAGACCTGTATTGATCCCTCCTCGGCTCAGAGTATAGGTTACTTTTGCAGTTTTCTGCTGCATTATATAACCATAACGCATTACTAGGCCATCCTGGGAGAAGCGACTGACGTTGTGAATAACATCGCCAATATTGCTCCCCCAGTCTGCGGCCCAACTCCAGGGAGCGAGATTCCAAACGGTCTCGGGCGTAAGCTCGATTCCGTAAAGTTTTCTCGCCTCAGCGGCGCTCGCTGCTATCCGATCTGGTAAAGTAGTACCCAGATTCAGGTAGTAGGTAAAGCACCCTGAAAACCACGTTTTGACATGTACTTCTGTGTCAACCGTTAGCTTCCCCGCGCCGTCATACTGGTTTGTAGACAAAACGATCCCATTGGGCAGATAGCAATACTGCCCAGTGTTTTCGCTATGACCAGTGACAACGTCTTCAGGAAATGTGAATTTCCGACGCACATTCTTCCCAGAGTCGCGGTGTAGCTGCGAAAGAATCTTCTCAGACTCGATCGTAGCTTGCGCGAACTTCTGTAGATCGGACACGATCGGAAGCCACCCAAACTGTACACCGAGGTACTCGGATCCGTATTTACGGTAGTCCTTGAACTTCGATTTCAGTAGGTCTCTTCCGACGAGCTTGGGGATTCCATCCCCCTTGAGCTCTCCGAGGAAAGTTGCAGCGTCGGCAACCGGATTAGTTGGGATACACTTAGCAATAGCAGTTGACCCCATTGACATCAAGTCAGGATCTGATGTCGGGACGATCAATGCTTCCGCGTGGCGTATCGCATCGTAGGGATTGACGGGCCAAGCTGGCCCTATATACCTTTCTCCATACCTCTTGACACCGTAAAAGATGCCAGGAGTGTGGTTGAGGAAATCAGTCACCTTCGACGTGGTGAAATCACCACCGATATCCGATACAGCACCCTTGGCTGAAGGCCAGGGGTGTCCACTCGATGACGTCGTTTCTAAGGACGTCACCGCAAGAGAGTTTCCAACGGTCACAAGACCGTCAGATGGATCGACATCCCAATTGGGTTGAAAGGTCTGCCGATACGATTGAGAGGCATAATGCACTCTCTTTCGACTCTTTTGTTCCATGAAGGTTCCATTTGATAGTAGGGACACTCGGGATCTCCGAGTGTGGTGTTGTACCAAAGCACCGTGCGGCTCTCACGAG